TGGAGAAAATCTATAGGTTTCAAAACTTATAAAAGAGATAATAGAAAAAGAGGAATTAAAGCAGGAGTACCAGTTGAACAATTTAAAACTGAAATATTTAATCCTAACTCTAGAGACCATATAGCGGACAGATTAAAAACATTAGGTTGGAAACCAAAAACATTTACAGCTACAGGGAAACCTGAAGTAAATGAAAAGGTTTTAAAATCACTACCTTATGATGAAGCAAAATTAATATCAGAACATTTACTAATTCAAAAAAGACTTGGGCAGTTAAGTGATGGCAACCAAGCATATCTTAAACTAATTAACAAAGGAAAAATTCATGGAAAAATTATCACAAATGGTGCAATTACAGGTCGCTGTACGCACTTTAACCCAAACCTTGCACAGGTCGTTTCGAAAGGGAGTAAGTATGGCATTGAGATGCGTAGCCTTTTTATTGCTCCTACCAATATGGTTATGTGTGGTGTTGATTTTTCTGGTCTTGAGCTTCGTGTCTTGGCAAGTTACTTGCATAATTATGACAGTGGCGATTTTTCGAAAGCATTACTTGAAGCAGATATACATACCAAAAATCAGCACATACTCGGACTGGATAGTCGTTCTAAAGCTAAAACTTTCATATACGCTTATATCTATTCTGCAGGAAATGAACGCATCTCTGAAATACTTGGTATCTCTGTTACAGAAGCCAAAAGAATAAGAGATAAATTTGAACGAGCCATACCTGCATTAAGAAATTTAAAAAATGCAGTGGCAGTAAAATATAGAAATCAAAAATGGATATATGGTTTAGATAAAAGAAAGTTAATGTGCAGAGCTGAATACAGTTCTTTAAATACTTTAATTCAATCCGCAGGGGCTTTACTTGTAAAGGCAGGAACAGTGATAGTTAATAACGATTTAGAACGAGCAGGTTTTGTTTGGGGTAAAGATTATAGAATGGTTTTACATGTGCATGATGAAATGCAGTTTGTAGTTCATAAAGATAAAATTGAAGAATTTAAAAACATAGCAAAAGATTTATTTAATAAGACTAAAGATTACTTTGGTTTCAAATGTGAATTAGCAGGAGAAATTAAAGTCGGTTCAAATTGGAGTGAAACACACTAATAAGTTTGACCTTGACCTTGCGTTTGGTCAAAAACACGAACACATATTACAAACAGCTATAGAGGGGCAAGTAGAATGTAAGGCAGACAGGCTAGTTGTTAAGTATGGCAATGTATTTATTGAAATAGAGAGTAGAGGAAAACCATCAGGAATAATGGTTAGCACTGCAAAGTTTTTTGCACTTTGTTTAGTCGTAGAAAATCGCACAGATAATATTTGGGTTTTTATACCTACAAAAATTCTAAAAAAATTAATGAAAGATTATCCAATTAAAAATGGTGGGGATAATTGGAGTTCCAAAGGACACATTATACCTAAAGGAGATTTACTAAACTTAACAATATGAAAAACCTATTAAAAAATAAAATAAAATTACCAGACATTGATGAATATGATTTTCCATATAAATTTTATAGATGTCATTGGTCTGATATTTGTAGTTCTTCAAATTGGGAAAGTTTAAATCATTTAAAAAAATCTATACCTGCTGTTTGCATAACAATGGGTTGGTTAATTTCAACTACTAAACAAAATTATGTTTTCATCAGCGATATAAATTTCAATGATGATGGCACAATACATGAGGGTGGTAACTCAACAGTAATACCAAAATCAAACATACTAAAACTAAAGGAGATTAAAAATATATGACACAATTAGACGAAGCTCATTTTCATTTGCATAGTGCAAATAAAGCGAAGATGAATAATATGAATAAATTCTTTGCCAACAATAATAAAAAGATGTTGGTAGATGGAGACCTGCTAGCCTACAAGATTACTTCCGCTTTGGAAGAACCTATTGACTGGGGGAATGACATTTGGACTTTAAGTTCAGACTTATCAAAAGGTAAACAATTATTTTTACAATCTATTGCTTTCTATTTAAGTTTAACAAAATCTAAAGAAGCAATCATTTGTTTTTCTGACAAGAAAAATTTTAGAAAAGAAATTGATAGTTCTTATAAATCTTACAGAAAGAAAATTAGAAAACCAATTTCTTATGTACCTATGAGAAAATGGATTGAAGAAACTCATCAAACTATTTGTTATCCAAATTTAGAAGCAGATGATGCTATTGGATTATTAGCCACAGGAGAACACAAAGAGAATTGTGTGATTGTTAGTGGAGATAAAGATATGAGAACTATACCTGCATGGCAGGTTTGTATCATAGATGACCAAATAGAATATGTAGATGAAAATTTAGCAGACTATAATTTCTGCACTCAAACATTAACTGGAGACCAAACTGATGGTTACAAAGGTTGTGTAGGTGTTGGAGCTATTAAAGCATCTAGAGTTCTTTTGGATAAACAAAACATATCTAATTGTTGGGAAGCTGTACTTCAAGAATATATGAGAAATAAATATTCTATTGATGATGCGTACCACCAAGCACGACTTGCCAGAATTTTAAGAGATGGCGAATATAATTATAAAACAAATAAACCAAAACTATGGAGCTATGAATATGAACACTACAGACATTTTAGAGACAGCAAAAAAGCTAGTTAGCGAAAGTCGCCATGACAAACATGGAGACAAAGTTATTAATCACGAAAATATATCTAGATTATGGACAAGTTACTTACAAAATAAAACCAAACTTAATCTAGTTATATTTCCTGAAGACGTAGCTAATCTTATGGTTCTTTTAAAAATTGCTAGAACACAAGCAGGTCATTTTAATATTGATGACCAAGTGGACGCTTGTGGTTATGCGGCAATTTCAGGAGAGATAGCAAACAAAAGAAATTCAGTAAAAAGTGCCACTTTAGGAGTATCTAATGACAAGAAAAGTACAAAAACCTCTAATTAGTAATGAACTAATAGAATATTTGGATATTATTTTTCCAGAGAAATCTGCTGACCTAAAAGATACCGAAAAAGAAGTCTTCTTCAAAGGGGGACAAAGGGCAGTTGTTAATCACTTAATAAAACAAAAACAAATACAAGAGGAATAATTAAATATGTGCATATCAATACCATCTCCATCTATACCTGCACCTGCACCAGAGCCAATACCTAAAGCACCACCAAGTATATCAGGTGCTACTACAAAGCAAAATGCTCCGACAATGGCAGATAGTTCAGGTCGAGATATTAATGTTGCGTCAACAGTTGCAAGAAAAAGAACTGGCAGAGGTTCGTTAAGAATACCTTTATCTAGTTCAGGTCTTACATACAGTGGACTAAATATACCAAGTGCGTAAATAAATGGAACGCTATTCTTTAGGAGATAAGGTTACTGAAGATAAATCTACAGTACAGTCACAATACAATAAATTAGAATTAAATAGAGAAGTATATTTAGCTAGAGCAAGAGATTGTGCTAAATTAACTATACCAACTCTTTTCCCAGACAAAGGTAATAGCGAAGCTACAGAATACCCAACACCATTTCAATCAGTTGGTGCTAGAGGTGTAATGAACTTAGCGTCTAAATTGATGTTAGCTTTATTTCCACCACATGCTCCATTCTTTAGATTAAGTGTTGATGATTTAGTATTCAAACAAATTCAAGGCGACCCAAAAACTAAAAGTTCTATTGAAGCAGGTTTAGCAGGAATTGAAAAAGCAATCATGGATAACATGGAAGTTTCTAATGACAGGGTTGCTGTATATGAAGCTCTGAAAAATTTGATAGTTTCAGGAAATGTTTTATTAAAAATTACAGAAACAGGTTTACGAGTTTACAGATTAAATAACTATGTAATTAAAAGAGATGCACAAGGAAATATTTTAAAAATAATAATTAAAGAAGCAGTTAATTTAGATACCTTACCACCAGAAGTTAGAACAGCTATTCAAGAGGGTAAGACAAAAGAAGAATACGAAGACAAAGAATTAGATTTATATACTTGCATTACAAGAGAAGCCAAAGGTTACACATTAATGCAGGAATGTGGAAAAAGAATAATTTTAAAAACACAATACAAATTAGATAATTTACCATTCATAGCTTTAAGATTTAATAGAGTTGATGGAATGGATTATGGTCGTTCACATTGTGAAAGTTATCTTGGAGACTTACGCAGTCTAGAGGGTTTAACTAAAGCAATTTTAGAGGGTTCTTCAGCATCAGCTAAAATGCTTTTTATGGTTGCTCCTAATGGAACAACTAGAGCAAGTTCAATAGCTAAAGCTCCTAATGGTGCAATCATTGAAGGGAGTGCAGGAGACGTTTCAGTTTTACAAGCAAATAAATTTGCAGACTTCAGAGTTTCTTTTGAAATGATGAATAGAATAGAGCAAAGATTACAATATGCTTTCTTATTAAATTCATCAGTACAAAGACAAGCAGAAAGAGTTACAGCAACAGAAGTACAATTAGTTGCACAAGAATTACAAGATGCACTTGGTGGAGTGTATGGAATTTTAACTACAGAGTTTCAACTTCCTTATATCAATGCAAAAATAAATATTTTAAGAGAACAAAAATTACTACCAGATTTACCTAAGAAAATTGTGCGACCTAAAATCATTGTTGGTTTAGAAGCACTAGGTAGAGCCAGTGATAGAATTAGACTTCTACAGTTCATGCAAGACTTAACAGGAACACTAGGAGCTGAAGTTCTAGGACAACATATAAATATTGATGATGCGATTAAGAAATTTGCAATAGCAAATGGCGTAGATACTCAAGGTTTACTTAAAGACCAAGAACAAATCCAACAAGAACAACAGCAAGCACAAGCACAACAATTTGCAGAAAAATCATTAGCCGACCCAAGAGTAGCAATAGAAGCAGGAAAATCTCTAGCTAACTCTAATGTTGGAATTGATGCAGATGAAAATGGGCAACTTGCTTTAACACAAGGAGAACAATAATATGAGTACAGATAGACTAGAAGTAAAACCAGATGTTACTAGTGAAACATTAGAACAATCTGCAGAACAGTTAAAAAAAGATGGAGTTGACATCAGCAAAGAAGCTGTTGTTAATGCAGACGGAGATACAGCAACACTCTCAGAAATTAAAACAGAAGAAATTCAGTCCTCAGAAGACAGACCCCAATGGTTGCCTGAAAAATTTAAAACTGCTGAAGAACTTGCTAAAGCATATACAGGCTTAGAAAAAGAATTTTCTTCAAGAAGTAAAGAAGAAGTTAAACCTGTGGAACAAACTAATGAAGTCCAAGAACAAGGTTTAGAAAAATACTATTCTGAATTTGCTGAAACAGGAGAACTTACAGATAAAAGTTATGCTGATTTAGCTAAACAAGGTTTAGATAAAACTTTAGTTGATAGTTATATTGATGGACAAAAATTAGTAGCTGAAACAAATACTAAAACAATTCAAGATGTTGCAGGCGGTAAAGAAGAATATGCAGAATTATTAGACTGGGCAGGTAAAAATTTAAGTTCTGCCGAACAAAAAGTTTATAATGACTTGGTTGATACTGGAGATATTGAAACTGCTA